TATCACCAACACTTGCTACACACAAACATATACCTAACAGTTCGAGTCCTCCACAATAAAGGTTATAAATAGATAGCATGAGTACTCAAATTCTATCAGATAAAAGTCTAGAAACTGTTAAGTCAATAGTAGTTGCTCGTTCGCGCGACTATTCAGATCTAGATTTGCGATTTAAACCACATCCAAGTTTTGGTGATGTGGTACCATTGCGTGATATTGCTGCTATTCGTAATTCAGTTCGAAATTTAATTCTTACTGGATATGGTGAAAGACCATTTCAGCCAAATGTTGGCTGTGGTATTATGAATCAGCTATTTGAAAATTTTAATCCACTTACCGTTGCAGCAATGGAAGAATCTATTTTACGGACAATCAAATACCACGAACCAAGAGTGTCAGTAGCTAAAGTACAAATCGTTGATAAGTCTGACCTAAATTCTGTATTTGTTTCTATATTAATACGAATACTGAATGTCTCAGAATTAGTAGATGTAAATATTTATTTAGAGAGAATTCGCTAATGGCCAATATTAAAAATGTAACTGAGTTAGATTTTGATCAAATCAAAATGAATTTAAAAGCTTATCTTTCAGCTCAAGATAAGTTTGCGGATTACGATTTTGATGGATCAGGCATGAGTATTTTGTTAGATGTCCTTGCATATAACACTCAGTATAACGCTCTCTTAGCTCATACAAATGCGAATGAATCATTCTTAGATTCTGCTCAGCTTCGTGCTAACGTTGTGTCACATGCAAAGTCTTTAGGGTATGTTCCATCATCTACTACAGCAGCTCAAGCAACTATAAACGTCGTTGCTCGTGGAATTAACACAACTCCAAATTCTGTTACTATGCCACGTGGTACAGTGTTTCAAGGATTGATAGGCAATAAGCAATATACTTTTGTAACTAATGCATCGTACACGGCAAGTAAAGACGTAGAAAACTTTTTCTATTTTAACAACGTAGAGTTATACGAAGGCGTTATTGAAACGTTTTCATATCGTATAAATAACCGAATAGAGAATCAAAAATTTAAAATACCAACAGAACAAGTTGACGTAGCTACGTTACTTGTATCAGTGCGCTCTTCTGTTACATCAACCATTGCTGAAATTTATACTTACTATAATAATATACTTGACGTAAAGAATGATTCAAGAGTTTATTACTTACAAGAAAGTTATGATGGTCAATATGAGATCTATTTTGGTGATGGTGTTATTGGCCAAAAGCCTACAACTGGACAAATAGTTGATATTGCATACATCAAAACAAATGGAAAAGAAGCTAATGGCATATCGTCATTTACAATCAATTCGTCACTAGGTGGATTAACAAACATAGTGGTTTCTCCAGCTTCAGGGTTTACTAAAACTCAAACTGGATCTGATCGTGAAAGCATTGACTCAATTCGATTTAACGCACCAATGGCTTTTTCAACTCAAAATCGTGCAGTGACATCAATCGATTATCGTGCAATCTTAAATGCTGAATTTGATTTTATTGAAGACGTATCTGTCTGGGGTGGAGAAGTAAATGTACCACCAACATATGGTAAAGTGTTTATTTCAATCAAGCCGTTTTCAGGCGAGTTTTTATCTGGAACAACTAAGCAAATTGTAAATCGATTTTTGTCAACTAAAAACGTTGGATCAATTACAACTGAGATTGTGAATCCAGATTACACGTTTATTAGTATGGACGTGTTCTTTAAATATGACCCAAATAATACTGCCAAAACAAAAGCGCAACTCGAAGCTGCAGTAAGACAAACTATAGTCGACTATAACGATACTGTATTAGAAAAGTTTGATGGCGTATTACGATATTCTAAGTTACTAAAGGCAATTGATAATACTGATAAAGGTATCTTAAACTCATTTGCTAGAATAAAGATGCATAAGCATGTGCCAGTACGTACTGGCGTTTCTACAAATTATACTGTTAATTTTTCTTCTCCAATCTACATAACAAATACGACTGAACAAACTCTTTCATCATCAACGTTTAGTTATGATGGACAAATTTGTGAGTTAACTGATATACCATCTGCTGTATATCCTAATCGTATTGCACAAATTAGAAACTATAATACAAAAGCAATAGTAAATAATAATGCTGGAACTATTGAGCCAGTAGAAGGAATAATTAGATTAATCGATGTAAGAATTAATTCTATAGAACCTTTATTAATATTTGCTAGTCCAGATTCAAATGACATTGCTCCAAAATTTAATCAGTTAGTTTCAATCGAGTTAGATGATACTCCTGGAGTAACTGTTACTGGTGAAGAAGATACAATCGCTACGCTTGGTTCTGTTGGTGCAACATCTTACACTACGTTTAGTAGACATTGATAACTATGAATTTAGATAATATAGAATCAAGTAAAATTGAATCGATCATACCACGGCAATTAATTGCTGATGCTGGTGGATTAATTCAATTTTTAAAAGAATATTATAATTTTTTAAATGAAGAAGGTGGTCCTTCTCATGTATTAAATAATATTCTTGCAAACAGAGATCTTGACAGAGTTGTTGATGAATTCTTAGAGCTATTACAAAAAGAAGTAGGCGCTGGATTTACTACACAACTAGTTGCTAATAAGGTAAATCTATATAAGAACATAGTTCAGTTTTATCAATCAAAGGGATCTATTGAGTCGTTTAAATTGCTCTTTAGACTTCTGTATAATATAGATGTTAATATATCTTTTCCTAAAGAAAAAATATTAATTGCATCAGATGGTAGATGGCTTCAGCAAAACTCTATATTCATTGAAGCAACCGAAGGCGATGCGTTTGATTTATATGCTAGCGTAATACAATTAACTACCGCTGAAAGAATTGTGACAGTTGAAGTTGAACGTATTAAGAGAATAGGTCTAACGAGTTATTATGAAATTTTTATTACCAAAGATATTAATACGCCATTCATAAATGTTGGTGCTACTATTAATGCTCTTGGTGTTGTTGCATCAGTAATTCCATCTCTTAATACGTATGAAATTGTATATCCTGGTGAAGGATTTAATATTGCACAATTTGTTGATGTTGTTGAAGGTACTGGCACTGGTGTAAAAATAAAAACATCATTGGTAGGACCAAACGGCGAATTGCAACAAATAAAAATGATATCATTTGGTATCGATTATTCTGACGAATTCTATGCACAGATTATTCCTTTAGTAGATGTTGTTGGAGGAGTCGACTTTATTATATCGACCGATCCTGAAGCTGATCATTTAGCCAATCCTACTCGAGCAATTTTAAAATTTAGCAATTCTCCAGTAGCGAAATATCCTGGTGAGTATATTACAAATAATGGATTCTTATCAGATGACATTTATTTGCAAGACAATTATTTTTACCAACAATTTTCTTACTTAATTACATCTTCACAACAAATAGATAATTATAAGAATATAGTCGATAAAACTATTCACCCAGCTGGCATGATTATGTTTGGTGAATTTGAAATTAATAACGAGTTTGACTTATCTAGAAACCTAGATGCATTAAGAAGATACTTTACTAATCGTATTAGCGATTCAGTTGATACCTTTGACGCTAAATCGATTACATTTTTAAAATTAATAAATGACTTTGTTAGTACTAGCGATAATGACTTTTACTCATTGACGAAAGTTATAACTGAGGCTGTTGCAACACTTGATGCAAAAGCTTTAGAAGTATATAAGCTTTTGAATGACACTGTAACAACTAGTGATGCTATTACAATACAAGTATTTAGAGCTAGAACGATAAATGATATCATAAATGGTAATGATATTGCCATTATTACTTTATCAAAACAATTAAATGATGGTATAAATACTAATGACACTGGTGTAATTGAAATTTTAAATAGCATTTACGCCGAAGACTATTTTGCCGAAGATTATTCTGAAGGCGTAACTTCCTTTACTTAGGAGATAACTATGTTAATGAACGAAATGGTAAAAGCTACTGGACGTCTCACAATTGAGATTTTTAGTTCTAGTGGTCTTTTAAAAGAAAAAGTAAATGTTCCAAACTTAGTAGTTACTACTGGTAGGAATTATATTGCTTCGAGAATGACAGGGGCAACTCCAGCTGTTATGAGCCGTATGGCAGTTGGTACTGGAACTACAGAACCAGTAATAGCCAATACCACATTAGAGACAGAACTTACTCGTGTAGCACTTGATTCACAAAATACTACAGACAACGTATCAACGTATATTGCAACATACGGTGCTGGAATTGCTACTGGTGCTATTACTGAAGCTGGT